CGCTTCGGCGTTTCCGAAGGTTTTAACTGTCTGACTTTGATTCTTGAGCAAGCAAGTGCAATCTATCTTGAATTGCAACCATAGCTCCATCAATTGCATTCATGTAACTATCTGAGGCTTTTTGAGAAAACGCTACAGAAAGAGCACATCTTAATCCCTCTAAAACAGTTACTAGGATTTCTTCTTCTTTTTCAACCATAAACAAACTGGCGCTGTCTCTCCAAGCCGTCACCTAGCCTTGGCGGGCTCTAGAGAAAACTAAGCAGCGGCGCTAGGGTCCAAGACTACGGTGGGCTAATCTTCTTCTAATAGGCGAGCATCAGCTTCTGCATCCAAACGATCCAGTTCCTCCTGCGCTTCTGAAAGAGGACCAGCGAAGGTTTCTACCAGAGTCTGGCCCGCTGGGGTGATGACGGGGGTAGCCTCTGGGGTGATGACGGCCTCTGGGGTGAGTGCCACTAGGAAGGCGTCTACACTAGCCTTAATCGCCTTAAGCGCCTCACGCTGCTCTTCGACTTTAGCTTCCAGCGTAACCCTGCTCCTACGCACTGCTTTCTCTTGCCGAGTCTTTACAGACTCAACCATCCAGGCTGCCTTGAGAGCTGCGCTAACGGATTTCTTTAGTGCACTAATCTGAGGATTAGTTTCTTTGCGAGTACGAGGCTTGCGGGTCTTAATTAGTGTTTCCATAACTCTGGGAGAGATAGCATGAAGGCATGTTTGTGCAACTGAAAAAAAGAGGGAGGGAGGTACTGGTCTGCTAAACTGAAGAGCTAAGGGTGATGGGGGTACTGGTTGAGGATGTACTGAAGGGCGGCTGTGTAGGGACCTCGACTTTCTTTTCTTAGAGAGCCCGGCCTGGGGGTGACGCCCCCCCGACCGAGCGCCCCGACCACTACCTGTAGTGGTATCCCTACCCTGACACCACAACCTGTAGTGGTCACCTAGTCCAGACCACCACAGACCGACCCCGACCCCGACCGACCTCGGTCCAGCGGTCCAGCGGTCCAGTGTGACTGTGACTCGAACTATAGGTTCGAGTCCCTTTACTCTGTTGGAGCACCTGAAACACCCCTTAGCTTCAACAAATGCTTCAACACTGATTTGAGTCCCTCTCTACCGGCCCGACTACCTCCGCCTGCACCTCCAACACAGGCGCACTAGACAGGCCATCAGGCGGAGCCATTAACCCCGCCCGCTGGGCATCTGCAAGCGCCCGTGCTGTCCGGGCTTCTAACTGTGCATCTGTTAGTTCAGTGAGCGCCGCGAGTAAGGGCGAGCCGTCTGCATTGGCTAGCTTGGTCGGGAGTAACTTCCCGAGCAGTGCGCAAAACGTACGCGGGTCGGTCTTGCCAACGTGGACGAGATAGTCCATGCCACCTAGCTTTTCAAAGGCCCGCTCAATCGCCTCCTTCACGCTTTGGGTCGTCTTGTTCGGAATGCCCTTCGGTCGTCCCGGCCCCGCTGTTGTGAGTAGTATCTTCGGCATCCGTTTCCTTTTCGTTTCCTAAACGGATTCTCCCCTCGCTTTTCTTTTCTTTGCAATCTTTTTCCTCCCTACACAATCCCCACGCATTCAACTCCCTAGCCTACTCCCCTCACCCCTCACGCAAAATAAACGCACAATCTCCCTTGACTCCCTACGCTTTCCCAGCGTATCTTGGCGCCTCGGTCGTCAGTTTAAACAAGCCAAGCGGCGCAACTTAAATCCCTTAAATACTATGCTTTACGCAATCCTTGAAACCTCCGATGTCCCCTACGGAAAAGAGCCAACTGTCGTCGCCTATGTTCACGGCAACGAACTGGCCGACTCCATCGTGGAGCAACTCTTTGGCCGGTACACGGATCGCTATTTTGAGGCCATTGAAGCCGACGAAGTCGAAGTCGAAGGACTGCCCTTCGCAAATGTCTACACGGTGGACGCTCCCTACACGTTCCAAACCGTATAGTTCAGCTCGAAAAAGCAATTTTTACTCACCCCGAGAAGGTCCGACCCCTTCTCACCCAACCCAACCCCATGAAACCACACTCCCAACTGACTGTCCTCTGGAAACTCGGCATGTTGCGAATTGGCAACCCCGGCGCCAACAACGCAAAAGGCAAAGGCAACCGTGCTGCACGCCGCGCCGGATGGCGTGTGACGCCCACGGCTGGGCCTGACTACATTCGCGAAATGCGCGAGTTTGCTAAAAGCATTTAACCCAACCCAACCCAACCCACACAAAATGACAACAATCCTCAAATCCTACGACATCATGGTACGACTCCCCATGACCGCCGCCGCTCGCAACGCTGGCGCAACTGGCCGGACCCATTGGTGGGCCTACGCTGGCCGCATCAACGCTAAGTCTAAGCGTCACGCCTGCGCATTGATGCGAAAGGGCGAATGGGCTTATGCAGATAAACTCCGCGCCTTTTCCCGTTAACCCTCCCCACAAACCCCACAAACCCTAAAGAACCCTTATGAAACTCACCCTGTCCACATCCGCAGCAGTTGAACTTCTCAAAGTTGACCAGTACGCACGCTGGTCCCGTGCTGGCGCCCGCGCCCTAGTCGAACATCTTGAGCAGCTTGAGCAAGACTGCGGCACAGAGATTGAATTTGACCACGTAGCTATCCGCTGCGACTTCTCGGAATTCAAATCAGCCTTAGAGGCCGCCACACAATGTGGCTTTGAGCCTTCGGCTTTTCAGGCGGAGGATGACGCCGCTTCTCTTGAATGGTTGCGTGATCGAACCGAAGTTATCACCTTCCCTGAAGGAATCATCATCCGTAGCTTCTAAGCGTTTCCCGTTGTCCTCTCTACGGAGAGGACATAGGGAAGCATTTCAGCTTCACTAAACCTAACAAAATAAACAAAATGGATCCCGTCCTCCTCCTTAAAACCGTATTTGCCATTTCTGTGGCCGTTGCCCTAGTTTCCACCGCTTACGCCCTTAAATAATGAAAGCCATCACCCACAAGCCCCTTAAAATTCAAGTTGGCTCTGACATCCACAACCCTACGGGAGGTCACTTTGTTTCCATTCCTACGGGAGAGACAATTTCCCTAGAAGAAAGCCGTGGTATGAGTTGCAACGTGTGGATCACATGGCAAGACCAGCGTGGAAAGATTGAATGCGGGGAAACTCGCAACCTTACACGGGACGGGAGCATACAGCTTATATGAACGCCATCCTTTACCGTGTGGGCTCTGATTGGTGGATTGACGCTTTAGGCGTCCGCAGGTTTGCAACTGCCCGTGAGGCTCGCAAATGGGCCAAGGCAAACAGGCTTCGCTTAAAGCGGGCTAGTAACTGCGACAGAGAATCAGACTAGCAAACCACGACACAACTAAACGCAAGTCCGAATAAGGGACTCTCCGAAAGGAGGGTCCCTTTTTTGCATTTACCCTTCACCTTTTCACCCCTTTCCACCCCTTTTCCCTATACGCTCCCACAACGTACAAAACAGCCTCTTAAAAGCCCTTTGCCCTCTTTCAGCTATGGCGACACTGCCAGCAAACAATACCCCATTAGAACATGCCTTCCTGCGCCTAGAAAGCACCCCTCCAAGCGTGCCAAAGCACCCCAAAGTGCCCCCCAGGCCGCCCTAGGCACCCCTCAAACCAGCCTGTTTCCTTAGCAAAAATGCTGATTTTGAAAATCGCTGAACCCAAAATCCAATTCTGATTTTACTCGGAAATAGGGGACCCGGCCTGGAGCTGGCCAGTCTGGTTCGTGCCAGGAGCTGGCTCGGCTGGGAGCTGGCCGGCCTGGATCATATCGGTGACTGCACCGATATGGTTCACCGAACAATCTCACCCGCCCAGGAAGATTCTCCTAAACCTCCCGCTTCCGTTTTCCGATTCCTAAAATCGGAAATTGGACAAACCATTTCTCAAAACTGAACTTGCCCCAAAAAAGGGGACCCAAATCTATGAGCACATCACGCTACTCCAAACCTGACATCGCCTCACCGTCTCACACAGACGACTACCCTGAACCCGGCATCAAGCTGGACTTCTCAGCCGTTCAACCCAACGCCCGCCGGTGGACATCCGTTAAGCTGGTTACCATTGCAGCACTCCTGATGATCGACCTGCTTGCCTTGGTCGGCAGCACAAACCTGGTCGAGTCTACTGCGCTGGTCATCCTCGTCATCGTCAACCTCTGGGCCATTAACTGCACACGCTAATATGAGCACAATGAACGGGCACCCCTACTACTCTGCTCCTACCCGGCACACTCGTTGCCTTGGAGACAAGTTCATCGACCAGACAGTACCCGCTGCACCAAAGGGAATGGAAGAGATGCCCTTCCTTGTCGCACGAGCCATTGCTGCCGGGCTGATCAAGCCGCCTGAAAAGGAAGAACTCGAACTAGAGCCCAAGAACCCAGACGGTTCGACCAGGAAGCAACGAGTAGCTGACTGGCAAAAGATAACCTGCATCAGGTGCAAAGAACCATTCATCCGCATAGCGATGAAATACGACACCTGTACAGAGTGTAGGCTTCAGAAGTCCTGCACAGTGTGTGGCACCATGTTTCGGGCCAAAGAGCGTTGGATCAAAACGTGTTCTGATGCGTGTGTTAAAAGGGCTTGCCGGAAGCCTGGTAAACTTAGACCGATCCACAACTGTATCGCATGTGGATCTCAGTTTGAGGCCAGAATGTCTGGCTCGGGCTGGTCCAAGACATGCAATGCTGAATGCGCCAAGGTTGTCAGAGACAACCATCATGCCGAAAGGCGAGCATTGCGATTGGCAGCCAAGGGGACTAAATAGTAATCGTCCCCCTAAGCAAAGAGGGCGCTCCAGTCTCCCGGGGCGCCCTCTTTTTGTGTATGGATTTCTGAACGTCTACTGTTCGATTTTCGGCTCAACCTCGTTAAGGTCTTCTTCTGTCCAGCCTTCTCTGCGCATCTGTGTTTCCAGTGCTGCTGTTCTGGCTTTTTCCCGTAGTAGTCGATTCTTTGCCTCCTGCAACTGCATCTTCAGTGACTCAATGAGGAATTGATTTTCCAAGCGTTCAATAGGTGTCATTCCAGTGCCCCCCTTGCTATTTCGACTGACGATCTTTCGCCGGTTTCAATGATTAGTCTAAGAGCTTCCCTAAGTCTTTTGTAATCTCTTTCCAGTTTTTTAAGTTCATCACGAGTTTGGGCATGCTCTTCCAGAAGCTCGTTCTCTCTGTTTTTGAATGAAGTGTCTATCCACTGAAGGTTTGCTATTACCCCCGTAAAACGTTCATTCATTCCCCATCCTCCCATTTGCCTAGCGTTCTCAGAAACGCCTCTGCACGCTCTCTGGCTGTTGCGTGTGTTGCCATTAACTGTAGATCTGTGCTCCAGTCTCCGGCTCTATTTTCTAAATGCCACACATAAGTGGCAATCTGGTCGTATCCTTTCAGCACCTTTTCAGCTTCGTGCATTGCGTTTAGATCGCCGCAGTAATCGGGCACCTCCTGCAACCGGCCCGCGTGCTTTCCCGCCCAAACGTTTGGATTTTTCGGGTGCTGGCATACGTCTTCCCACCCACACGATTCAGCAATAGCCACGTTGATTTGTTTGTCAGTCATTCCTGCGGTCCCTCCAGTTCATGGATGCCTTCAAGCAGATCGTCTATTGCCTGCTTGAGCCTCCAGTTCGGCTCGTAGTGACCGGTAAGGTCGTTGATGACCATCATAGCGCGGTGGAGCATATCCCAGACTTGTTCTAGTTCTTCTTTGGTTTTCATGTCGTTGGCTGTGGTCATATTACTCAATGGTATCAGGCACCTTCACGGGGCTACCAAGGGCCTCTATTGGCAGTTTAGCTAGCTGCTCAAACTTGTGGTTTAGGTCACGGCGGTCTTCGTAGAAATGACCAATCGTTCCCCAGTGCAGGCTGACGGTCTGTGCGTCAACACGGTCAAGCAGGCGTAAGGCACCCCTGAGTTCCACCTCAAGGGTGTTGGCCCGTTCGACCAGGGCTCGGATGGTGCGCTTGAGTACTAGGACCTCCTCGGGATGGATGACATCACAGCGGAGACAGTTTTGAGTTCTATGTTTCATCAGGGTTGGTATCGGTTGGTTTGGGTTTTGGGTTTAGGAAAAGTTTTCAGCCTCCCGCTTTTTACGAATCTGCTCTGCGATCTCAGCATCAGCCTCGGCAGCAATTGCACGCATAGCCACCATGTACGCTCTGTCACGTTCTGGCAGGTGCGAAAAGTCGTGGATGATTTCTGGGTTCTCTCGTGGACCACTGCCGCCCCTCAAGGGCGAGCAAGTGGGCTCACTTTTCTCCTTCTCTGATTTAACGGCGGGGGCTTGAGGCCCCGCCTTAAATCTGTTCTCTTTATCTCTAAAGCGCGCCTGTGGGGCGTTCACGTGCCGCGCCTCACAGGCGTTCACGAGCCGCGCCTGTGGGGCGTTGCCATGCGCCTGTGGGGCGTGGCTAATCGAGGTCAAAAAAAAGGCGTTACGGGTTGCTCGATAGCCTCCGTTTGCGCCGGAAAAGATGCGCACTAAACCAGCCTTCTCAAGCTCAACCAGAGCCCTGCAAACAGTCCGTTGAGAGCATCCCACATGCTCTGCGAGCTGCTCATATGACGCCGAAAAACGTCTCTTGTGTTCGCTTGCTGCCGCACTCTGGAAGTGGGTAAGTGCGCAGTAAATGGCATATGCATTGATGCCCAGCTTGCCAGCTTCAACGGCAGCTTCGCGAGTCTGCCAGGCGTATGGGCCTTCGTCTTTTGGGTTTTCTGAGCGTGGTTTCATTTTCTCTTCTTTGATTTCTCTTCGACTGGTTCTGGTTTGTAACACTGCTGCCAAATCATGCCGTGCTTTTCTGGAGTAAGACTGTGTCTGATGTAGATCCTCGACGTAGGCGCCCCCTTCTCAAAGCACTTGATGTTCGAGCGTAGGCGTCTCTTCGTCATCGTCAGACTGCATGTCAATGGCTGCCCGTCCTCTGTCTCTACTCGCTGAAGCGTGATGACCTCTCTGGCCCAATTGGTCAGAGCAGACGATCCAAACCCGGAGTAAGCCAAGTCAGAATCAGTCCTTGCAGCGTTCTCTTTTGGCTTAGGCAAGTGATGTATAACTGCAAGTAACACGCCTGTCTTGGTGCTAATCCTATTCAACTCATTACAGAACTGAGTCACTACCTTTTGGTCACTGATGTCATCACCTAGGTAGCACATCAGCGGGTCAATCCAAACAACATCCGGGGCGTGCTTAATAACGAGCGTCTCTAGGACACGCAAGAAGTCCGGCCCAGAGTGAATGTTGTCTCTGTAAAAGATGACTCGCTCGTTGAGAAGAGCCCTCTCAGTCTCTCCACACTGAGTCCTGCCGTACTTGCAAAACACAGATTGCAATACCTCGGCCTGATCGCCCTGATCGTTCTCAGCTTGGATGATGAGACTCTTGAGTGGCTTGACTGGGATCAGTCCAAAGGTCAGCACTTCAGAGAAAGCACCTATCCCGTGAAGCGCCCAGCCGATTGCCAACTGCATCGTCAAGCTGGACTTCCCGATTCCCGATTGAGCATTTATGAGCACTGAACCGCCTTTGCACAGCCAGCGATTACCGATCAGTGTGTTAATATCGTTTTCTGTATCATAGAAAAGCAGGTCATTAAACGTGCTCTGTACTATAGAGCCCAGTCCACGTTCAGCATTCGCTGTCAGTGTTGCCACGTTAAGGCCCGCTACAACGTCTTCTGTGGCTTCTCCAGTCGATATGGCATGAGTAGCCTTGAGTAAAGAGGCAAGCAGTACTCTACGCCTTGCTGCGTCTTGAACTAGTTCGCACCAGCTCGGCAGCGGCTCTAGGCTTGGCATCCCAGTGGACAACTCAGACAGCAACACAAACGGGATGCCACCCTTAGCGAGGCGTGTAGCCAGACCAATAGGGTCCATGCTCAGACCAGCCCTAGCACCCTCTTGGATGCCGGCAAAGATCGCCCCAAACTGGGGATTATGAAAGTCGCCTTGGGTTAGTCCCTTGGCAGCAATAGTCGGCAGTGCTAGGTCAGGTGCAAAAAGTAGACACCCCAGCACTGCCCGCTCGGCCTTCTCGGCCTGCGGGATAGTTGGCTCTCTCATGCCTAGAGAGTCGCCTCTAATTCTCGCTGCAACCTAGCCGCACTCGAAAGCGGTTTCGCTTCCAGTCTCCCCTCAAAAATCTGCACTGCCTTAGCCAGTGTCATCACCTCCAACTTGCCAACATTCAGTCCTCCCTGCCCAGTCCGCTTAAAGTCTCGATGCACCTTCAACAACTCCACAGCAATCCTCTCTGCTTCCATCAAGTCAGCCTTTATCATAACCAGTCCCGTAAAAGTGTGCGTGGTCGGATGCGCACCCCCCGGTTGCCGATTATTTTTTGCGGCTGAGTGTAGCAAGCAACAAATCGGCCAGATGCACGGAGTCCTCAATCATTTCCTCGTTAGTCCACTGATGCGCACTTGGATGAGAAATCATTGCTGCCAGCAAATGCAACGCCGCGTGGTTTCTTAATGCTTCCATTTCGCTTTTTCGCTTTTGAGAAACAGAAGGCTGCCTGGGTGTATCTTTGACGCGCATGATTAAAACGGGATCTCGTCCCCGCTCACATCGGTCGAGTCAACTGGCAGCCACCTCTTAATTTCGAGGTACGCCTTGCCGGTCTTCTCGCTGATCTTTTCGCCCGGCCCAAGTTCAACCTTGGCAACCTTACCTACGCAATCGTCAATCTCGATTGCAAGCGGCTTGCCGTCTTCTACCTTGAGGCCGATAGCTTCAGCGAAGTCAGCCAGGTTGCGGCTGTTCTTGGTAGTGAAGACTACCCACGAGTTGAACTTGAGAGGCCCAACTGCGACTTCGAGTTTGAGCATGTCGTTACCAGCTTTGCTGATGGCTTCGACTGCGTCTGTGATCTTAGCGAGGTGAATACCCGCCTCTACCGCCTGCTTCTGTTCTCCCAATTCGATTTTGACACTTGGCATATGTTTGTTTTGGTTTTTGGTTTACTGACTAGATCCCGAAGGCTGCGAAGAACCTCTCAGGGAAAGCTACAGCCTGCATGGCAATGTCTGCGGGAATGTCAAGGTACGTCTCGCCTTCCTTGATCCAGTTCTTCTTAAGTGCTCCTTCAGTGACCTTGTCGCGTTGAGCCTTAGTTTTGTCGGCCAGCAAACGCTGCATCGGGTTGATGCGCTCGATCTTCTCAGGAATGGGCTCCTCCTTGGGCGCTTCGATCTGGAGTGGCTCAGGCTCAGTCACTACCTGTACGGGTGTAAACTCACCCACCTCTTCAGGTGCGTATAGGCCAGACAAGACACCGGGGAAGATCCCACGCACTGCTTCAGAGATGCAGCGGGCTTTGAGCATCTGCCTCGGAAACTTCTTCCAAGTAGGATTCCCAGTCAGGCCGGCGCGGGTAGCGTCCTGCATCGTCCAAGACACCTTAAGGCTGCCGCCTTGGGGATGCGTGAACGTACCTGACACGGCCTCGTGACCATACTCGTGCCACTCCACTTTGCCACCCGCCTGCTGAAATCGTGCAAGCATGGCTTCAGATTTCAAGGATGGCTTGCCGTTGATGATGTGGTAATCACGAGCTGCCTCGGCCGGATGGCGGCCTTCAGCTTGGCACAGGAGTCCAAGAGCGAGGGCTTGAGCCGGCGTCTGGATGCCGAACAGCTTGGATTCTGCGATGGCCTTTGCCATCAGGGATATTTGGTCGATGGGTATTAGTTGCATTGGGTTTTTTGGTTTTTCATTTTGAGTCCCGCCTCCAAGATAAGCAGTGCGTCGGCGGTCTTGAGCGTCACTGTGAGTTGTGGATAGAGCGCCTGCGCCCGTCCTTTGAGATGAGCTTTCCAGCGTGGTCCATGAGTCTTCTTGTCTCCTAAGCCAAGAGCAGTCTGCCACTTCTTGGGAGGCAGGTATTCGATACGAATGCCACACGATGCCAAGATTCCCTCAATCCTACCGTAGTTGCGGAACATGGTAGCCATGCTTGAGCCACTCATCTTGCCTGCAAATTTGGGAAGCTCTTCCAGAAATACAACATCTTGATGGTCAACTCCTCCGTCGTCCATTTTGCAAAGAATCCACAAAGTGCGCCTCAGATCATGAAGCGTATCTGGCATTGGCAACGCATGAACACTGCCGTCAGTGTCAACGTAGGCAATCCCTCCTCCTACGCCTGGGTCAATGGCGATGTAGTTCATTTGGCAGCAACAAGAGGAGCCTTGCCAACCTTACGGGACACAATGTGAGCAGGCATCTCGTGCCCTGACACACTCCAGAGCTGTTCAGCTTTCTTGGCTGACAGAGATCCATAGGCTGCGATGGCATTGCCGGCGCCGATCAGTCCTTCCTCGACTGCCTTGGCAACATACTCAGCCGATACAAACTCAGTCGCACGAGGCTTTTGGAGCCTCCAGCCGGGCACCTTCACGCCAGCTTCAAGCAGCCCGTGAGCCTTCTCCTTAGCTGCGTCCCTGAAGTCTTCCAGTGTCTGGCAAGCTGCAAGGAACTTGCCAAGCCGATCTGGATCGTTGAGCAGCGCCAGAAAACGCTCGTCCTGCACGGTAGGAGCCATGCCGGCCACAGTGACCAATGCAGAGTCCTTACTGGCAACACGGGCAGGACAAGTCAGACTCTTTGCGCACCAGTTGCAGTAATCGTTCTCCTTGGGCGCCGTGCCTACGTTGTCCAAGATGCGCTGCACAGTCTCCTTCGCACTTGTATACGTCCAGTGCTGGGTAACCATCTTCTGCTGGTCGCAGAACAGCAAGTGAGTCGTCCACTCCTGCTCAAAGTGAGTCTCCATCAGGCCCAGCGCATATGCAGCCATCTGGCCGGTGTAGTCGTACACTTGCCCGCTCTTCAGGTCGATCAGCCACTTGCCTTTCACTGCTACGCCATCAGCAGTGCCCATGTGCTCAAGACCACTGGTCTGGATGCGGCACTGGCTTTCCTGAGTAGTGAGCCCATCAGCTCCACCGCCAAGCAGGACGCACTGGCCCAGTGCCCATTGGATTGCTGCTGCGTCGTCGTCACTGAGTTCACGAGGCAGTTCGCCAGTAACCCAAGCGTCACGGAATACGCCGTCAAGCATTGTGCCCCGTGAGGCTGCGCTACTGTTGCCTGCTGTACCTTCGTACTGGCCGCACAGGGCGAGCTTGGGTAGACTACTGTGCCTGATTTTCATAATTGAGGTGATCTTCTAACTTGAGCTTAAGACCATTGGCTTTCGCTACGGTCACGAGTTCGATGAATCGGTTCATAGGAATGCTCCTATGGTAGATCCAGTTGTCGATTGTGCGGTGGGAGAGTTCGACTTCAGCGGCACTGAGCTTTCTGTAAAGCTCGATGCGTCCTCCGAGGAACTTCACAACGCTGGTCACATCCAGTGTCGGTGTTTTCATTGCGACTCAATGCGTAGTGTACGCAAAACAGACGCGCAATAAAAAACGTAATCTTTTTTCAGTCCCTAACGTAAATGCCTTTGTTTCATGAGGAAGCACCCCTGCACCCCGTCGCAGGTTCTCCCTGCGCACCATCCGGCAAATCGTTATTCTCCAGCAGGCACAAGCCCAGACTCGAACAGGTCTGCCTCTTCGTTCCTGCGTCTCCTAAGTCCTTCAGTCTTAGGCCACAGCCTCTTCATTTCGCGCAGTTGTTTTGGAATCTCCTTCAGATTGCCAGTACGCAGAAGTGCTTGAATGTTAGACATCTCCCTGCGCCTCTCTCCACTAAGGCTAGTGCCCCTGTTGAAACACAAGCTCACGAGAGCTGCTGCACAGTCTCCAGGCAGGTCCACAACCTGCGGATAAATCCGCAGAGTTTTCATGTACCAGACAGGAATCGTGACGTTCTCAAACACCGCCAGCGCAGACATCCACGGGATGACTAGATGACGAACATGCGGCAGGACTTCCTTGGCAGCTTCTCCCTTCCGTCCAGACACACTAACCAGCAGGGACAATGTAGCGGCATTCAGGTGAGGCGACCATGCACGGCTAGTCTCAGTTGCTGATGTGTGGCCTAGATCCCAGCCTACACCAATCGTGATGCCAGACTGTTCACCGGGCCACTCTGGGTTTTTGTCGTAGTACGACTCCCCACCTGTCTCCCACTTGATTATCGCCTGAATGCCTTTACTCGATAGATTCGTCATCGTCGTCCTCTAGTATGTCCACTGGTTCTTCTGCCCACCGCATGGCCTGATACAGCCGGGCAAACAAGCTACCAGAACCAGCCTCAAAGGTCGAGTAGCTGTCAGTGTCAGAGTCGTGTGCCAAGATCTGAACACAGTCAAAGTGCTCGCCCAAGTCAGCGGCAACCTTTTCAACGTAAGCCTGCTTTTCCTCGATGGTCATAGTTTTCCAACGTGGTAATGTTTAATGAGCAAATCCTTGCCATCTCGGGATACCCCGCGAAACTTTTTAGCCGGCCACTTTTTGCGCAAAGCCAAGTTCTCAACTGCTGTCCGCTTTGCGTCGAATAGGCCCATTAACTGTATAATGGTGTACCAACCTTCAGGAGCTGGCTCTCCCCTGACTTCAGCTTTGAGTTGTTCGAGCAGGGTCTTTTTCATACTGGAAGACGAAAGTCGTGCGCCTGCGTCTCCTTGGCAAGCCAAACTACAGTTTCAGAGTCGCAGTATTCTCCCCACCCAAAGCCCCTTGACCACGAGGTGGTCGCCCTGCGGTTTGCACAGTAGCCAAGCTGGTTAACGTCCCCCAGCCACCCAACGCAGTAACCTGTTGGATGCGCCCTGTTGCGTCCCTCGGCCTGCTGTACGCGGTGCAGGTGAGCAATAACCACCTTATTGGCGGTCCCCCTACATACGGATTCTGCGTGATCGCGCACGGCAGCCTCATTCACCATATACCCGTGCCCAAAGAGCGTGTCACCAAGCTGCCTCCAGCCGTTCTGAAAATTGTAGTCGATCACCTCGCAGCGCATACGTTTGGCCTGATCGGTGATCTGGCCCATCACACGGCCCGCTAATGCAGCCACAATGGCCTTTGGTGATTCCATCAGCGTGTTAAGCCTGGCCTCGTGGTTGCCTAGGAAGTAGAGCTTGGGTTCAAGCTGGTGAAGGAAAGCGAGTCCGTCTTGGAGGTCCCCTTCAGGGTCTGCGTTTTCGTCCCGGGTTCCAGCCGCTCCTTGGCGGAGACAGGCTAGATCGATAGCATCACCTAGATGAATGGTGGTATGAGGCTTCCAGCGGTCCTTAAAGGCCAACACACGTTTGAGGAGCTGTTGGTCAGCGTGGTGGCCGTGACTGCAACCCACAGCCAAGAATCTCTTCCAGTTGCGGGTGATGTTTGCCATCTGGCTATTTTCGCAACGATCGTATTGTTTCGATGATCTTGAGGCCCGTAAACACTGCTGCCAACAAGCACCCGGTTACGCGAATCCATTGTTCAGCTTCGCTCAACGAGAGCGCCAATGCACCTACGTTTGCTAAATTGACCGTAGCCAAGTCAAAGAGGTGCCGGCTATGCATGAGCAATGAAAGTTGATCCTGGCCTTGGCACTGTGGGGAGTTTTCCGTTTGCATCGTAGATTCCAGAGTAAGGAGTGATCTTGTCTGGTGGTAAACCCACGCCGTCAGTGCCCGCTGGAGGGAGGATTCTTTTTACGTTTGCGAGGATTTGGAGTCCCGCCGGAGGCACTGCTCCTAGGTACTTTTCTTGAAACGCCGGAATCACTGGGGTTGGTAGAATTATCATATTTTTTAAACAGTTGTTTACCAAAAAAACCTACAAGCACACCAGACACACCAGCTACAATGGCCCAAGTTCCAGGCGCAATCGAAGAGGCCAACGCAAGCAGCATTGAGAGGTTGCCCGGCGTGATGGTCATTACCTACGCTCGTTGCGAACTACGTCGATGAGCCCAAAGATGCTGATGATTGCCGTCGTAAGAGCGCCACCTACGCCACTCGAATACAGGCCAAAAGCTGCGCCCATCTTTGCAAAGCCCAGCCAAGTCGAAGGCTGGCGAACGTATGATTGGATAAGTGTCTTCATAGTCAAAAGATCCACGAGCGCAACCATGCCACAAAGGCACAGGCTAGGGAAGGGAGAATGAAATCGAGTAGTCCCTTGATGGTCCACGCACGAGGCTCTAGGCCACCAAAGTAAGGCATGTTTCTACGGAAGCCGCCGTAGTTGTGCTCAATGTTGCGGTACTCTGCCTGGGCGTACTCGCGGCCCACAAAGTAGAAGCTGCCAGCAGCAGCACCAACCCACCAGTCACCGCTAACAAGTCCGATTATGGCTTGCATAACGAGAGCGATGACTGGGTGGGCTAGGTGCTGCATGGTTACTTGGCCTGAAGTTTCGACTCAAGTTCAACAACCTTCTGAGAAAGCTGCTGAATAGCATGAATCATTGGAGCGATGAACTCTTCGTACCCCAACGACAGCACATCATCTCCTCCATTGATTGAGTGATTTTGAAAGCCGCCAAAATCAACTCCAGTTGAGTCAATGAGCGCCTTCACTTCTTGAGCAATCAAGCCGTGATGGAAGCGATTTCTTTTCTTCGATCCATCGTGCGTGATGTTTTTAAGCCTTGAATCAGAGATCCATTTTTCGTTCGCCAAAACATAATCGTTGTACACATCGAGTTGCACTTGATACGCGGCCACCTCTTCAGGTGTTGCATCAGGTTTCAAATTCAACGGCTTTTCAACTTCGTCTGGCGGTTCTGTGCGATAACTCTCACGCAAGTCCCACTTAAAGTCAACCGGGCGCAATGCGTTTATAAACTCAAGGCCCAGCACAGTGCTCCTGACATCCGCTTTATCCCGAATGTCCGATCTGTTTTGCACAGCTCCATATGCGTAGGTAGTCGAGCTTGCGTTGCCAAGCTGGATTTGGTTGCTTCCGGTTACCTGAGCGTTAAATCCAAGTCCAGTTGCATTTGTCTCTGTAGTAACATTGTAAAGCGCATCTCTACCAATAGCACTGTTGTATGACCCGGTAGTATTGCTGCGCAATGCATCAACCCCAATTGCTGAGTTAAATTCTCCACCTAAATTTGATCGAAGCGCAGAAGCTCCAATTGCAGTATTTTGACTGCCGTTTGTATTGCTGTACAGAGCACTGCTGCCAAGTGAGCAGTTATTGCTTCCACTCACGTTTGAGTACAATGCACTCCTGCCAGAAGCGGTGTTGTTTTGTCCAATTGTATTGCTGTACAGAGCGTCTGCGCCACTTGCAGTGTTTTCTGATCCGCTGGTGTTTGAATACAACGCTCCAACCCCTGAGGCTGCATTGTTGCTGCCATTGACATTGTTGTGTAAAGAACTAGCTCCAACCGCAGTATTGTTGTTGCCACTCAGGTTTGTATACAACGACCTTTTGCCACACGCCGTGTTGTTAGCTCCAATCGTGTTGCTGTAAAGAGCGTCTGGACCACTGCCGGTGTTGTCTGACCCACTTGTGTTTGAGTACAGCGCGTTAATACCAACAGCAGCGTTATTGCTACCATTAACATTGTTGTTCAAGGCACTATTTCCAACAGCACAATTATTGTTGCCGCTGACATTGGAATACAAAGCAGAAGTCCCAAGAGCAGTGTTATTGTTGCCAATAGTATTGCTGTACAGGGCGTCTGATCCAACGGCAGCATTTTCATCTCCGCTCGTATTCGAGTACAAAGTGCCAACTCCAGCAGCAGTGTTTGTGCTGCCGTTCACATTGTTGTTAAGCGCACTGCTTCCAATTGCAGTGTTATTGTTTCCGCTGACATTTGTGTATAACGCAGATTGTCCAACAGCAGAGTTGTTCTGACCTATCGTATTGCTGTAAAGCGCATCAGCCCCAAGCGCAGCGTTATCGTTCCCGCTTGTGTTCGAGTATAGAGCCCCAACTCCGGCAGCAGTGTTTGTGCTGCCGTTTACATTATTGTTAAGCGCAGTCGCTCCCAGGGCGGTGTTGTTGTTGCCACTGACGTTTGAGTATAGAGCAGAGGTTCCAACTGCCGCATTGTTGTCGCCAATTGTGTTATTGTATAGAGCATCGGCTCCCAGCGCGGCGTTTTCTTCACCGCTTGTATTTGAGTAAAGCGCCCCAATCCCGGCAGCAGTATTATTGCTCCCGTTGCTGTTGTTGTGCAGAGCACTAGCACCAAGAGCGGTGTTGTTATTTCCGCTCACATTGGTGTATAGCGCCTCTTTTCCAATCGCAGCGTTATTTGCACCAATCGTGTTACTGTAAAGTGCGCTGGTTCCGATTGCTGCGTTGTCGCTGCCCGATGTATTGTTATACAGCGCATCAATGCCAAGGCCGGAATTCCTGCTGCCATTGATGTTGTTTTTCAATGCGCTGTTCCCTACGGCAGAGTTGTTGTTCCCGCCAGTAGTGCTGGACAACGCATCACCTCCAATTGCTACGTTGTTCTGCCCAGTGGAAACTGAAACAAGGGCATTGTTTCCAAACGATATGTTATTATCAGCATCAACTGAAATGTCGTTGAGCTTCGTTGCGTTATTGAATGATTTACTGCTCATAATTTTTGGCTGTTACTTGTTTTCAAAGGAAAGAAACACGAATTCATCTGAGGCTTCAGCAGGAGATATTAGTGTTATTATGGTTTGAGTTGTTTCAACGTAATCCAGTGACTCTATTAATCTCATTCCATTTCTGTAAACATGAAGTCTTTGCGACCCAGGTTTATATGCAAATGTTGTTAGATTGAAGATGACCTGCAAAGACACGGCAACTATCGTTTCATTTAAGATTTTGTATTTCGTGTAGTCTATTATAGAGTAAAACGAAAATTGATCTCCTTCTTCTGCTGGAGAGATTAATGAAATTGTTGTTGGACCGCTTTCCGTATAGTCAGACTGGACATTTAACAGTAGGCCGTTTCTGTAAACAGTCAGCTCGTTCGTTCCTTGATTATACGCAAAAGTCGGAATAACGAAAAGTGTCTGGCCAGCGTTTGCTTGTATTTGAATGAAGTTTGAATACAAAAATTTAGTAAACCAAAATTCATCTCCAGCATCCGGTAGGGCTGTAAGTGTTATTTGAGTTGAACTAGACTCTGTGTAATCAATCCCAATAATCAATCTTATTCCATTTCTGAAAACTTGCAGAGAATTTTGCCCTACCACATACCTTAACAGCAAAAAGTTAAAAATTGTTTGTCCTTGTGTAGCAATAATCAACTCAGATTGTGTTACAGGAAAAGGAACAACTTGGCTAGGCTGCTCCACGGACGAGTACAAAAACCCGTAATTTTTATTTCTTACAGTGATGCTGTATGAGTCTTCTTCGACGTATACATTTGCAGGACTTCCGCTGCGACTTATAAACCCACCGATTGTACGAAGAGGTTGAGGCGCCGGGATTGTAAGCGCCTTGTCCCAGTACACATTTATTGGAGCAACTTCTGGGTTTAAGTTTACTGCGCCAATGAAAATGTGACCTCCGTTTAAGGCGCCACCATTCAAGTCATTAAATACAGGGAACGGGGAAATGATCGAAGAGGACATTACTGGGACTCCTGTTGAGGTGTAACAAATGGTTGAGGAGGCGCGACAAAGTACATGCGCACGAACTCGTTTACTTTTGGAAGGTTTTCTGGAGTGATCTTTTTGAGAGCCATCTTTGCCACTTCT